AAATATGGTGCTCCACCCGACGAATCAACCCCTGCCGCATCATGCGTTTCAAGGTTGACGAGATGTTGCTGTACGGGCAGTTCAGGTCTTTGGATATAGCTGATACCGTAGCGCCGGGGTGGTCGTTGAGGTAGTCAAGGATGCGGTCTGCCCAGGACGTGTCTGTACCTTTGATCTTGTAGGGGCCGCGAACAAACTTGGGCTCTCCGGCCTTTGGTTTAACCCGCTTTGGTGCTTCGTATACGGGCCACGGCACGCCAGGAACAAGCTGCGTACTAGGCAAGTACATCGGGAACCTCGACTTCTTTACCTAATTTAGAAGAAACCATGCAGCGCATGGCTGCGATCAGTGGGGTAGGGCCAAAGTGGTTCAGCGTTCCTTTGTAGCCCGCTGACCACATGGTGTCGGACGCATCGGATAAGGTAATGCCCTCCCGCTCCAGAATCGGCCCGCCTTGTGCCCAGTCTGTGGTTGGGTTATATGCAGCCAAACTGGATTGGCCCATAGACATTCTTCCGTCAACCAGAAGGCGGTTGTAGAAGCCGTTCGTCAGTTTAATACCTTTGCACTTCGCCACCAGCCAGTTGATCTGGAGGTTCGTGGCTTCTGATACTTTGATCATCATTTGTCGTCCCTTCCGTTCATGCTGACAACCAGGATTGCTGCGGCGACAAGGGCCGCGTAGCCCGCGATCCCTAGCAAGATTTGCAATGTTGTCATCTCAGAATCCCCCACAGCGCAATGCCGCCAATCACCAGCACGCAGGCCGTGACTACGGCCAACTCCAACAACTTGTCAAACTCAGGGTCAAGCTGCGGGAGTGGGTCTGTTTTGTTCAGGGACTTGTACGCTTCGTCCCAGTCGGTAGGGGTCGGTAAGGTGCCCTTGTGGATGTAGCGTTCGTCAAAAATACTCATGTCATCTCCTTGGCAAGTAGACAGCTGTGGCCCACTTGGTGTGCTCGTCTGTGTACTCTTTAGGCGGATCAATCTCATGCTCACCGTAGTACGACGCTGCGTTCATGTGCAGTGCGATCTCAACTGAGTCTTGAACATTCCTTAGTTCCGCCACGCCACCTTCATAGCCGTCAACGACGACCATGGCCTCGGGGTCGCACTCCTGCAAGCGCAGGATCAAGTGTTTGACTTTCACAGCGTAGCCTCCTTAACCGCGTCCGCAACAACGGACTCAAGACATTCAATCCACTCGGCAACCTGGAATCCAGGCTGGCCGCTCAGCGGCTCCCAGACAGTGACGGTGCCACGGTCGTTGTAGACGTCGTCGAGGATGTACTCGAACGTGCGGCTGCGGTCGTAGTCGCTGAGGTGCCACTCCAGGGCGATGCGCTGGCTGGTAGTGAGGGGTGTTAAGGCGTTGGGCACGATGGCCTGTTTGTGACACTTGGTGAGGTTCATAGTGTTCTCAGTAGGTGAGGGTGTCGACATCAGTGCTTCTTTGGACGAGGTGTGGCATCAGATGCCAGCAGCCAGCGTGAGCCAAGCTGCTGCACGATGCGTAGCCAGGCAGCTTGGTAGTGAGGATGTGCCGGGTAGAGGCGCTGGGCGTGCTCCTGAAGGGTCATGCTAGCTCCTCGGTCATCGCCCGAAGTTGGTCGATGACGCCCATCTCGACGTAGCACATAGGCTGAGTAGGCGGGATGCTGACGTTGAAAATATTGTCAGCCACTGAACGCCGAACATGGCAGATGTTGCCAGTGCGAACCGCGTCTTTGGGGTGGAGCGATGAACCGACATCTGCGTTGCTGCACTCCACTAAGGCTAGATATTCATCTGCCATCGCTTTGTGCTCGGGGCACAGGTCGAACTCCACGAAGTTGTCTTTGTCCAAGGTTGGGGGCATACCCATTCTGGTTTGCATCAGCACAATTTCGCTGTGTGTCGTGCCACAGATTGGGCAGACGCTATGACCTATACCGATGTGTGATTTGCTCATGTCTTAACTCCAAATGATTTGAAACGTGAATGATCCGAGCCCTGCCGCCGTGGTTGAAGGACGTCACCGTCACCGTAGCGGTAGGTCTTACTGCCTACCCACTCATTGGTGATAGGCTTGGCCCGTTCGGACGGAGGTGGAAGTAGAAGTGGAATGCGTTTGCTCATGGTGTCTTCGTTTTCGAGCTGGTTGGGAACTGGGCTGCCTCATAGGCCGGGAACTGAGCAAAGTCTTTCCAGGTGGTGGTAACACCGTTCACAGTCTTGGGTGGTAGCCAGACCGGACCGATGTAGATGCGGTAGTGCTTCATAAAGCTGGTGAATTTGTTCGGCGACTGAGGCATGTTGCCCACCACGTAGTCGAACAAGGTACGCAGCTCGTCACGTGCAATACTGCACTTGCCTGCAACAGACCCCACACGTTGGGATGCGAGGGTAGTGCGTTGGATCAGGGTTTTGAGAACCTGACGGTAGTCTTCAACCTTCCCAGCGCTGAGTGCGTTGCGCTGATACAGGTCGTCGGTGGGTAACTGGTCCAGGAAGAACTTGAAGTCTCCTTCCAGCAGCGCGTTGGCAGTGGTGTCTGCGCTGGCCTCTGAGATAGAGATTAGAGTTGACCGGTCTTCGTTCTGCAGGACCGTGCGGGCTGCCATCTCGTCGAGCTTGTAGCCCATGAGATAGTCATGGAATGCTTGAAGCTCTTTCTCTATCTGCGCCAGCTCCTTGTCCGAGATCGTGAGCTTGCTAGGCTGGTACTTGGCAACATTGACACGACGGTCATTGCGGTCGATCGGTACTGGGTTCGGCATGTTGGACATGAGCAGCCAGTTGGTATGGTTGCGCTGCTCCTGTGCGTTCTGGTACATGTGCCGGATGGCCACTGTTTCTTCAGTGATGAAGTTCTTCAGCTTGGCCATGATGCTCTTCTCGTTGCCAAGAGCTTCGAGCTGCACTTCGTCTACGAAGACCAGCAGTGAGTCAGCCATGAAGTGGTTGTACTTGTCAGCCAGCTCCTCCATGCGGCGTGTGGCAGTGTGGTTGCCAAACAGAGGCTTGAGGATGTTGTTGGTCAGGATGCCCTTGCCTGTGCCTGTGGTGCCATGCAGCACCCATGCGGTCTTGGTGCGATCACGCTTCTGCAGGATGTAGGCCACCCAATTCATGAAGTGCTCAGTGACATCTACGTCAGAGCCTAGAGCATGGTGCATGACCTTCATGATGGTGGGTGGGCACGCAGCTACCTTCTTGACAACCTGCTTCATGTAAATGGACGGAGCGAAGCGGTTGATGATGTGATTGACAGGGTCCACACGTACTGTGTCGTTGGGATCGAAGACGATGTCCCACTCTGGCACGAAGTCACCAAGAGAGACACCATGCTGCTTAGCGAAATGACGCAGTTGGGTTTCGTTCTTGGCTTGCATGATGTCCAGGGTGTCTGTATTGGCGTCGTAGGTACCACGCCAGTAGGTGCTGGTGCGCCGGTCACAGAATGCCAGGTAAGTGATGCCTGTGCTGGAGGTCCGTGTGTTGGAACCACATATCTCGTTCCAGTAGTCTGGCAACAGCTCCTTGGTCATGTAGACCGGTTCACCCTTGAAGTTGAGGATGTAGTCTGGGTTGTTCTCTGGGTGGTAGTACGCCCATGAGTCGCCACCGTTGAGATTGAAGTATGTGAACCCACGCTCGGTCTTCATCTCGGTAACGATGGCTGAGTCAGGCTTGAGCATGACCTCGTGTGGACCGAGCTGCTTGTAGGTCACTTTGCGCTCGGGCATACCAGCAGCCTTGCGCAGCTCGTTGATTCTGACAGCGGTGAGCTTCTTGTTCTGCTCTGTGCTGTTGATCGTGGTGCCCAAGGCCAGTACGTCGTATTTCTTTTTGAGCAGTGTGATACGCGGTGCCTTGCCCATCGGGTCCTTGATGCCTTTGAGCACAGGATTGGCGATGTAGATCAGCTTGTCGTTCTGGCATGCACTGATGTCCAAGGGCCAGGACAAGGTGTTGGCTGTCTTGGTCAGAGTCATGGTGTCGTGCAGCAGAGGCACAGTGTGGTTCTTCTGAATGAGCCACTGCTTGAGCAGGGGTGCAGCGTAACCACGGTCGAGCATCATGATGATGTGTGCACGGATGCGCTGGTCCACGATGCCGTAGGACGCTGACCACTGAACGAGGTAAGAGATGTCGGCCAGTCCGAGTTGACTCAGGAACAAGTCAATGGTGAGAGGTACAGTGATCGGTGCACCACCTGGCACTGGAACAGTGATGTGTTCAGGCAGTCCGTCAAGATCAAGGACAAGCCACTCTGTGGTGTCAATGGTGTTGGTGCTACCGGCACGTGACTCGTTGACCAGGGGCTTTGCAATGGTGCCCTTGAGCAGACAGTTGCCAAGTGCAGCGTGTTTCTTTAATAGAGGTTCGAGCTGCACCAGTGAAGACACCGACTCTTTGATTGATGTGAACTCCCACACAAACGGGTAGGGAGTCTTAACAAGATCACCTGCTGCGTTCTTGGCATAGGTCTTGGTAAGTGGTAGTCCAGCGGACAGGAAGTGGATGTCAGTCATGTTGTTGTGCTCACAGTTGCGTCATGGGGATGACAGTCTATTACAGAGAGCAGACACTGCTTTAGACAGATTTGTCATGTCTCTATCTATCTATATACCCTCTTATAATCTTATATATATATAGTTTAAAATAAATAAATAAAGTATATAGATAGATAGGTATAGATAGAGTAGATGAGTTCCTATAGAGGTAGGGACAGCGCTATGTGTGATATCGCAAGTCCGTCGTACCACCCTCTAAAGCGAAAGCACAGAGCCCGCAGGCCCTGTGCTCAGCGCTTACTTATCAGCTTCGTGATGTTTGGCGCGACGCGCATTGCTACGTGCAAGTGCCTCCTCCACACCAGTCTCAGTGACTGCATAACCTGCAGCGTCATCACAACGTGCAGCGATTACACGCGAGATCAAAGCTTTCGCCTCATCAACGATGAGTGAGTATGTGCAGTACAAGGACGTAGCCTTGCTGCTGAACTTACTCAGCGTGGTGTCGAGTGAGACGCATGCGTCGTTGCACACAACAACTTGCAACGCATTAGGCAGGTCGTAGAACTCAACCTGATGCTCACCCACATCGTGCATGTGCTGCACGCAGTAGTCGTACACCTGAAGCTGTACGCCAACTTGCTTGATTTCAGCTTCATACCAAGCGTTATGCTTTTGCTCTTGATCATCAATGAGAGCTTGACGATGCTTGAACGCACGCAATGCGTTAGCTGGCAATGCGGTGTACTTAGCCAACAGTTCTTTGAACTCATCGTCTTGCGCACACCACATACCGATCTGTTCATCGGATGCAGATTTGTTTGCCTCACGCTTTGTGCGTTCGATGATCTCCAAAGATTGCGCATAGTTGATGGCATCACGGAAGTGACCGCGCAGCTTGATATCAGACAGACCACCAACCAGCTTCAGAGCCTCGAACTCAAAGTTCTGAATCTGCTGGGATGAAACCTCAGTCTTCTGAGGACTAGCGATCTGAGTCTCGATGCTCAGCACACCTTTTGCGTTGAGACGCCCACGTGCCATATCAGCACGACGTGCGTGATCCAGCCATGACTCACGCACATTGCGGATGGCAGTGATCATGTGCAGTGGGCCAATGCCCTCGTAGCCAATCTCAAAGCCATGGTTCTCGCTGTTCCACATGCCATCCAGTGCATCACGCACCTCGGAGTAGTTGTCAATCGAGTTGACACCCTCATGCGTAGGCAACTCACGTGCCACTTGCTTCAGTGTATTTCTCAGCTGTGCATCCAAGCGCCAAGCGCAACGGCTGTACATGTCTGCGAGGAACGCAGCATTGGTACCACTGAACATGTCCTCCAGGTGGACATGGATGTCGAAGTGAGCAACGTCGACGCTCTTGCTGATCTTGGCAGCAAACTCCGGTGTGAGAACAGGGTTCACGGTCGGAGCGATCATGAGATAGGATTTCATACGATAACCTTTCAAAGTTGAGTTAAACGGGCAGATGTGCCCCACATGCAGCCTGCAAGCAAGCTGCATGTAGCGCGATCTACAACAGAGAATCGAAGTCGATGCCAAGCGCCTCGCACTTGGCTTGCAGTTCCTCACGTGCTATGAGGATCAGCATTGGGTCGGCATTACTGTCGACCAGGTCAGACAAGACATCATCGAACGAGTCGTTGTCTACGAGCAGTCCCATACGATCAGAGTCGTGGATGATCATGCTGTCACCTCTTTCATAGAGTTACGAAACTCGGCGATAGCTGCATCGCGTTGTACCTTACGTGCTGGCCAGTCACGATTGCCATCGATGTCATGCCACCAGTACGTGTAGTACGCAGCATGGACAGGTGTCAGCTCAGGATGAGCTTTGAGCACAGCATTAATTGCATTGCGCTCAGCTACACCGCGACGCCAGACAGAACCATCATCCGAGAAATCGAATGAGTAGTCGTGCCGTTCGAGTTGCTGGATGAACGCATCCAGTTGTTCAGGTGTTGCCATGTTCAGAGACCTCCATGGTAAGAATTGATCGTGTCCACGATCTGCTTGGCTTCATACAAGCCGAGACCATACTGATCTTTGATGAACTTGATAGCACGCACTTTGTTTTCGAGTGCTAAGACCAGTTCATACTCAGCACGGGTAATAACGTGCTGAGCTTCACGCATCGGGTATGAGACCTCGATGTTGCCGCTAGGGATGCGAGAGACATGTGCCATGTTCAGACCTTTCAAAGTTTTAAGTTGAAGCGAAGTGCTTCATACTGCGCTCGAACGAACGCAGTGTTGAAGGACTCAGACTCCGTAATATTTACGAGCCAGTGTGTGAGCAGTGCTCAAGAACAGTGTGCTGAGTGTGGCCATGAGTGCACCGTCACCGGTGGAGCCATGCCACATCATCATGCAGATGAAGACGCACACATCAAACACCCAAGGATGTTTCAGTATGTGAAATCTCCATTTGGCAGTCGTCTTGGCCAGGGTCATGAAAAGCCCTGCAGCCACGGCCGCAGCCTCGAGAATCACGCTGCAACAGCTGCTTTCGCGGCTGCCTCATGCTTGGCCTTAGAGAACCAACCTGCTACCTTAGTTGTAGCAGTGGTAGCGAACGTGCCGCTCACAATCGCGCCATGCGTGACCCAGCCCGCAGCCGCAGTAGCGATCCAGATGGTTGCGAGCAACAACATATACATGAAGAAGCCCCAGAACCCGCCACCGATGGCGACGAGCAGCATGTTGGCAGCGATGGCACCGTAGTAGTAGGTACCAGCCGAAGCAAAGATGCCAGCTACGAAAGCGATAGCACGACGGTACATCGACGGAGCCGCAGCAACTGCGTCCTCGATTGCAGCAGTATGAACCACTTCGGGCTCATGCTCGTGCACGATGTTCTTGCGAGCAGCGAACTCAGCGCGTGCAGCTTCGAGCTTGGACTGGGAAGAAGTAGATTTGGAAGTAGCAGCCATGATGGCCTCCTATAAGTTAAAGATTGAAACGAGCGAATTGCTCGGTGTGCCCTGCACGCAGGACACAACGAGAAACTCAAAAGAGTTCAGTTGATGCAGACCCTGTACTCAGGGTCTGCATTGGTGGTTTAAGCACAAGGCCGCAGCACACTGCGGTTGCCATTGCGCACGCGCATCCAGCGTTCGCCGTTGTGCTTGGTGAAGTAGGTGATGACCTCACCTTGGGCCTTGCGTGGAAGATGACCAACGCCGCAGTGCAGAGCTGCGTACATAGCGAGGTCGTCGCTTGGTGCAGCGTGGTCATTCTCGGGACGAGGATCGTCTGCAATATGCAGACGAGCCGGGTCAATGGTGACCGGGGTAGCAGCGAGTTGAGCTTCCAGCTCAGTGATACGTGCTTGAAGGGATTTGGTGGTGACGCGTGCCATGATGGACTCCTGGTTGGGTTAAAGACACAAGCGTCCAGTTGAAGCAGACCCTGTACTCAGGGTCTGCATGCCAGGAGCGGAGATAACGTAACCACAGGACACGAAATCCGAACCGGGTACGTCATTCTGAGAGACCCGGGTAGGAGACTCATGCGCCCCTACGCACCCAGTCCACAGCCACTTTTTATAAAATTTCAAAAATTTTTCACGCCGAACTACAATCGAAGCTCTATGAACGAACGACGCAGAAATCCGCCTTCGGGAAAACCGACCCCGCTCAGCAAGCTCAACGCTGATCTCAAAACTGCGGGGTCCGCAAAAACCGAGAAAGACCTCACCCCGAAGCAGCGGATGTTCATCAAGTTCGTGGGGGAGGGTGACTCACAGACAAACGCGGCGATCCGGGCAGGTGCGACACCTTCGAGCGCCCGTACTGTGGCGAACCAGTGGCGCAAGCACCCCATCATCAACCAGCTGATCATGGAAGAGCACAAAAAGTACGAGATCACCGCCCACATGACCAAGACCAGGGTCATGGAGATGCAGCTGGAGGCGTTCGATATGGCCAAACTGGCGGCAGAGCCTGCGACCATGGTGGCAGCTGCCCGGGAGCTGGGCAAGTTGTGCGGCTACTACGAGCCGGTGAAGTACCAAGTGGACGTTTCGGTGAACGGACAGGTGGTTATGGAGCGCCTGAACACGCTTTCTGATGCAGAACTGCTGAAAATGATCGCGGAAGGGGCTCCCAAAGGCTCTGTAGCGGCTCTAGGAGCGCCGAATTGAGTAATACCCAGGCCAAGGTAGCCGCCCAGGCTGAAATGGCCTCCAGGGTGATCTCAAAACGTCGATTTTTGCCCTTTGTGCAGCGTATGAACCCGGATTACATGGCCGGGTGGGTGCATGAGGACATCTGTGCCCGGCTGGAGCGGTTCTCAGACGATGTGAAGGCCGGAAAATCACCCCGTTTGATGCTCCTGATGCCCCCACGGCACGGAAAGTCAGAACTTGCCTCCCGGGCCTTCCCCGCATGGCACCTGGGACGCTTCCCGGACCATGAGTTCATCGCCTGCTCGTACAACATGGACCTGGCGGTGGACTTCAGCCGCAAGGTGAAGGCTCTGTTGGAGGACCCGAGGTACCAGACGGTGTTCACAGAGACCAAGCTGGACCCGGACAACCGGTCAGCCGAGAAGTGGGTGGTGCACGGCAAGCGCGGTGGCTACGTGGCAGCCGGTGTGGGCGGTGGTATCACGGGCCGTGGTGCCCACGTGCTGGTCATCGACGACCCGATCAAGGCCGCTGAGGACGCGGACTCCAGCGACAACCGCGAGAAGCTGTGGCAGTGGTACCTGTCCACCGCCTACTCCCGGCTGGCCCCGGGCGGCGGGGTGCTGATCATTCAGACGTGGTGGCACGACGACGATCTGGCGGGCAGGCTGCAGACCATGATGCGTACCGGCTCCGAGGACCGGCACGTGGACCAGTTTGAGGTGGTGAAGTACCCGGCCATCGCCGAGGCTGACGAGTGGCGGGACAAGACTACCCATGAGATCGTGCGGGTGCAGCACAACCGGCCCGACGAGGCGTGTGACATCATGGGCCCTTACGCCCGGGCGCTGGCCACCACTGACGAGCAGAAGATTGATACCAGTGGCCTCACCTTTCTACGCTGCAAGGGCGAGGCCCTGCACCACGACCGCTATGACCTGGACAAGCTGCTGCGCATCAAGGCCCAGAACCAGGGCGGGCGGTGGTGGTCAGCCCTGTACCAGCAGAACCCGGTACCTGACGACGGTGGGTACTTCGAGAAGGCCCAGTTCAGGCGGGCCCTGGCTCCGGCCAAGCAGAAGTGCAACGTGTTCATCGCCTGGGACTTTGCCATCAGTGAGAAGCGGCACAACGACTACACCGTGGGCACGGTCGGGCTGCAGGATGACGACGATGTGCTGCACGTGGCGGATCAGATCAGGTTCCGCTCGGGCGACGCGTTCTTCATCGTTGAGTCGATCTTGAATCTTGCGTCGAAATGGTACACTCCTGGCCTGCAAGTGGGCTTCGAGGACGGCCAGATTTACCGGTCAATCGAAGCTCTATTAAAGAAACGCATGAGAGAGCGCCGTATCTACCTGTCCATCATCGTCCTCAAGCCCCTCACTGACAAGCTGACCCGAGCCCGAGCGCTGCAGGGCCGGATGCAGCAGGGGATGGTCAGCTTCACCACCCAGGGTGACTGGTACGACTCTTGCCGACAGGAGCTGCTGCGCTTCCCAGCCGGTGCACACGACGACCAGGTGGACAGCTTGGCGTATGTGGCCACCATGGCAGTGGACCGCGCACCACCCGCGAAACCCCGAGAACGAAAGGTTGAGTCATGGACAGACAAGCTCTTCAGCGACGCTCCCGGCAGCTTCATGGCGGCTTGACATCATGAGCTGCCCCGCCTTCATCGCCCAGTCCCTGGCTGTACGCACTGCGGCCCACCTCCTGCACCTCTCGTCCACCTCCTACTCCCAGCACATGGCCCTGGGGGACTTTTACGAAGAGCTTGAGGACTTGATTGACCGGTACGCCGAGGTGTACATGGGTATGGAGGGTCAGGTCAAGCGCTGGCCCAGCGTCACGCCACCGGAGGACACGCCCGTCACGCTGCTGGAAGACTACCTTGACGCCATCCACGAGGAGATGGGCGCGGGTGAGAGCGAGGCTCTTGAGAGCATCCTGGCCGAGCTGGAGGAGCTGACCTCCCAGTCGCTGTACAAGGTCAGGCACTTGAAATGACCGACGAGCACACCCTCATGACCCGCATGCTGTTCATCGACGCCATCGTCGGTGTCGGCTTCCCGCACGAGCAGGTGGGCATCGACGCCGAACGCGGCGGGCTGGCCACCGACGGCCACTGGAACCGCCGCATCCTTGAGACCCTGTCTACCGAGACCTTGCAGGAGATGTATCTCGGCCTGAAAACCTATGAGGTGAGCCATGCCACTTGATACCGCACTCTGCATGAAGACCTACGTCCGGTATGCCTGGGCGCGGGACAACGGCCATGCCCAGTTTGTCCAGAAGGCCGAGAAGTGTGACGCGTTCTTCCGGGGCGACCAGTGGTCGGCCGAGGACCGCAAGGCCCTGGAGGCAGTGCGCCGACCGGCGCTGACGATCAACAAGATCATCAGTACCGTCAGCAACGTGATGGGCGAGCAGATTTACAACCGCAGCGAGACCAGCTTCAGGCCACGCTCTGGTGCCCCCACCGAGGTAGCTGAGGCCCTGACCAAGGTCTACAAGCAGATCAGCGACAACAACCAGCTGGACTGGAAGCGCAGCGACATGTTCGCTGACGGCATCATCACTTCCCGGGGCTTCCTGGACGTGCGCCTGGACTTCAACGACGCCATGCAGGGCGAGGTCCGCATCGACAACCTGAACCCGAAGAACGTGGTCATTGACCCTGACGGCGAGGAGTACGACCCGGACAGCTGGGGTGAGGTGTTCACCACGAAGTGGGTCACGGCTGACGACATCTGTACTCTGTACTCTAAAGCAGACGGCGAGCTGCTGCGCAACAGAGAGCAGAGCTTCTTCCCCTACGGCTACGACTCCATCCAGGCGTTCCGGGACCGCTTCGGTGACCGGTTCAACCCCATGTACAACGGGGACTACGACAACAGCTCCGTGATGCGCAACATCCGCATCATCGAGCGCCAGTACCGTGAGCTGGACCGACAGAAGCACTTCGTGGACTCGAGCACCGGCGACATGCGCCCAGTGCCTGACAGCTACGACCGGAACCGCATCGCCCTGGTGGTGCAGAACTATGGCCTGCAGGTCACGACCAAGCTGGTGCGCCGCATCCGCTGGGTCGCCATCGCTGACAACGTGCGCCTGCACGATGACTGGAGCCCCTACAAGCACTTCACGGTGGTGCCGTACTTCCCGTACTTCCGCCGTGGCACCACCATCGGGCTGGTTGAGAACCTGATCGGCAGCCAGGAGCTGTTGAACAAGGTCTCCAGCCAGGAGCTGCACGTGGTCAACACCACAGCGAACAGCGGCTACAAGGTCAAGACCGGGGCCTTGTCCAACATGACCGTGGCCGAGCTGGAGCAGAAGGGTGCTCAGACCGGCCTCGTGATCGAGGTGAACGGAGACCCAGACAAAGATGTCCAGAAGATTAGCCCTAACCAGGTTCCTCAAGGGCTTGACCGTATCAGCTACAAGGCCGAGGAGCACATCAAGACCATATCGGGTGTGTCGGATTCGATGCAGGGTATGGATCGAGAAGACGTCGCGGCCAAGGCCATCCAGGAGAAGAAAAAATCCGGGGCTACCGGTCTGGCGAAACCGCTGGATTCCCTGACTCGCTCAGACTTCATCCTGGCCCGCAACGTGCTGGACATCGTGCAGGAGTTCTACACCGAAGAGCGCTTGCTGACCATCACCCATGACCAGGTTACCGGTGAGATCGAGAACTTCGCCGTGAACCAGCCCACCGCCGAGGGCACCATCGCCAACGACTTGACAATCGGTGAGTACAGCGTGGTGGTCAGCTCGGTGCCACGGCGCGAGACACTGGAGGACAGCCAGTTCGACCAGGCCATCGCGCTCAAGCAGATGGGTGTAGCGATCCCAGACAGCGTGCTGATCGACGCCAGCCGCTTGATGAACAAGAAGGACATCCTCAAGCTCATCCAGGGCGACCAGCAGAGCCCCGAGTACCAGGCCCAGCAGGAGCTGCAGAAGCGCCAGCAGGAGGCTGAGGTGTCCAAGGTCGAGGGTGAGGCAGCGGCCAAGCACGCGGACGCCCAGCTCAAGACGGTCAACGCCCAGAAACTGGCCCAGGGTGAGCCGGACGACGGCAGTGGCCAGGCCAAGATGCATGAGGCCCAGACGAAGCACGCCATGGCCCAGCACGAGGCCACCCTGAAGGAGCGCGAGTCCGAGAACGAGCGCCAGATGAAGATGATGGAGTTTGGCCTGAAGCGCGAGGGTCAGAACATCGACTACCAGCTCAAGGCCGAAGATTTAGCCCAGAAACGCGAACAGCAGCGCGTTCAGGCAGCCCAGCAAGCGGCAGCCGCCGCCCAAGCCCCCCAGAAGCAGACGCAAGGAGAATGACATGGACCCAGAACTCGAAACACTAGACCTTGGCAATGACCATGAGACGGACATCGACCCGGATGACCCTGATGGCGAGCTGAAGGCAGTGGACGAGGCCAAGAAAGAGCCGCCCAAGCCGGAAGACCCGGAACACGACGACAAGAAGAAGGAAGACCGCATCCCGGTCTCCCGTCACAAGGAAATCTTGGAGAAGGAACGCGCCACCCGTGCCGAGCTGGAGGCCAAGGTCGCCCAGTACGAAAAAGGTCAGCGCGTGGCGGTGTTCAACGAGGACATCACCGCCATGGAGGACGCTGTGGTGAAGCTCGAAGGCGAGTATTCCAGGCTGCTGGCTGAGGGCGAGATGGAGCAGGCCACCAAGAAGATGCGCGAAATTCGCGCCGCCGAGCGCCAGATCAACGAAGCCAAGACCGACATGAAGGTCACGGCAGCAGTGTCCCAGGCCACCGAGCGGGCTCGGTACAGCACGGTGCTGGAGCGCATCGAGTCGGCTTACCCCGTGCTGAACCCGGACGACGCCAACAACTTTGACGCCCGCGTCATGGCCCGTGTGGTGAAGATTCACAACGCCAACCTGTACGCAGGCATGCCCCCGGCAGCCAGCTTGCAGGACGCGGTTGAGACGGTCCTCGGTAAGCCTGAGACCAAGCAGCAAGAGCGTGCCATTGAGATCACGCCTCGTGTCTCTAAGGAAGATGTGGCCGCAGAACGGAAGAAAGACGCCGTGACCAAGGCCCTGGACGCCGCCCGCCGCACCCCGCCCAGCACCAACAAGGTGGGTCTGGACAGCGACAAGTTCGGCACCCTGACGCCCAAGGACATCGCCAAGATGAGCCAGGAGGACTTTGCCAAGCTGCCAGAGGACGTTCTGTCCCGTATGCGGGGCGACGAGCTGTAGACACCCCGAGGCTCGAACCGAGTCTCCTTGTACCCGGTGAAAGCCCGGGGTTCCGAGCCACGATTCAGGGCAACTTGAATCGTGGCTCTTTTTTAGACTAGAATACGAGCACGCCAGCAGCACGACACGCTGCAACCTTCGTCAGTCGTGACGACACACGACATGGGGTCGAAAGACCGTGTGTTTTGTCTTATCACTACGGAAGGAGATGCCACCATGGCATTAACCAATTTTGGTCTGCTCACCAACGAGCAAAAAACGGCCTGGAGCCGCACTCTGTGGAAAAACGCCCGCAACCACAGCTTCATCAACAAGTTCCTGGGCACTGGCCCGAACTCCCTGGTACAGCACATCACTGACTTGAAAAAGTCTGAAAAAGGCGCTCGCGCTGTGATCACGCTGCTGGCCGACCTGACCGGCGACGGTATCGCAGGGGACCGCACCCTGAAGGGCAACGAAGAAAGCATGCAGACCTTTGACCAGGTCATCCGCATCGACCAGATTCGTAACGCCAACAAGCACGAAGGCCGCATGGCTGACCAGAAGTCAGTCGTCGAGTTCCGTGGCAACAGCCGCGACGCGCTGTCCTACTGGCTGGCTGACCGCATCGACCAGATGGCGTTCCTGACGCTCTCCGGCGTGAGCTACACCAAGTCCAACAAGGGCGCTAACCGTATCGGCTCCGATATGGTCAACCTTGAGTTCGCAGCTGACGTGTCGGCACCGACGGCTAACCGCCGCCTGCGCTGGGACGGTACTTCTGCCACCAAGAAGCTGATCGCCAACGCGGCCACTTCTGCGGTCGTAGCGACCGACACCCCCAGCTGGAACATGTTCGTCCAGCTGAAGGCGTATGCCAAGGACCGCTATATCCGTGGTGTCAACGGTGACGGTGGCGAAGAAACCTTCCACGCCTTCCTGACCCCGCAGGCCATGGCCAAGCTGAAAATGGACCCGGACTACATGGCCAACCTGCGCTACTCCGCATCGACCAGCAAGAACGACTCGTTGTTCACTGGTGGCAGCGTGAAGATCGACGGTATCTACCTGCACGAGTTCCGCCACGTGTACAACACCGCTGCTGCCGTCTCCGGCGTCGGCAAGTGGGGTGCCGGTTCGGACGTCGACGGCTGCCAGATTCTGTTCTGCGGTGCGCAAGCGCTCGCCATGGCAGACATCGGTGCACCTGAGTGGGTGGAAGAGGGTGACGACTACGAGAACCAGCAAGCCATTGCTGTTGGCAAGATTCTGGGCTTCCTGAAGCCCAAATTCGGCAACATCTATGAGAACGGTTCGACCGAAGACTTCGGCGTGATCAGCGTATACGTCGCTCAGTGATCGAATCTCTAACATAGAAAGGAACCCACATCATGGGAAAACTCTTAGCGAGCCGCACGGCTCAGTACCTCCTGACTCAGGAGTTCGTCTTCAACTACAACGACTACGCCACCGACGCCGTAGACGGTGTGAAGAAGACCTTTGGCTCCAGCACTGCGCTGGCTGACCCGGCTGGCCTGGTCTCCGGCTTGACCGCTGGTACCGGCATCGTCCTCGACGCCATCCCCATGCCTCTGGGCGCGGTGATCGTCGGTGGTGAGATGGTGGTCGAGACTGCCTTCGCGGGTATCGGCGCTGGCGCGACGATCACCCTCGGCGTGGCAGGCGACACCACCTCGCTGTTGGCATCTACCGACCTGGACGTAGCCGCTGCGGGCTCACGCACTGCTCTGCTGCTGACCAAGCCGCTGGTGTGCAACGGTGGTGCCAATGTCCGCATGACCACCGCTGGTCTGACGGCTACGGCCACCACAGGCAAGGTTCGCATTCGTGTCATGTACACGATCGACGGACGCGCCAACGAAAACCAGATCAGCTGATCTGAGTGACCAAGACGGGGCCCAGCGCCCCGTCTGCTTATCAACGCCCAGGAGAACCTAAAAATGAAATTCCTCATGCTTCGTAACCGCGTCATCGTTTCCACACTTGGCCATGCCATCGAGTTTGTGAAGAACGTCCCCACATTCGTCCCCCCTGAGATGTACACCGAGGTCATGGCCGCCGGTGGCGTCCCCGAAGAGGAAATCCCTGAAGACCAGCTGCCCGTCAAGAGCAACGAGCCGGTATCAGTGGAAGACCGTACCGCTGCGCTGTTTGCCGCGTTCGAGACCATCGTCCATCGGGGTAAGCGGGAAGACTTCACCGCCGCAGGTGTGCCGACCAACAAGGCCCTGGACACCGAGCTGGGCTGGGTGCCACCCGCCAAAGAGCGCGACGTGATCTGGGTCCAGTTCAAGACCAAAGGCGAGTAAATGAATTCATCCGACATGCTCCTGACCTTCCGTGACGAGATGTCGGATGCGGAAGCTCCCTACCTGTGGAGCGACGCTGCGTTTTACCGCTACCTGGACGATGCGCAGAAGATGTTCTGCCGTCTCACCGAGGGCATTGAAGATGCCCGCACCATCACTCTGAGCGTCGTTCCCGGCACAGAGTGGTACCCCATTTCCAAGCTGGTGCTGAAGCTCCGCAGCGCCAACCGTACCGACACAGGGCGTGAAGTCCCCATCATCTCGATGGAGAAAGCCCGCATCGAGGGCGTCACGTTCGACGGCTCTACCGGGCCTGTAAAAGTCCTTGTCTCGGGGTATGAGAAGGATGCACTGCGAGCGTGGCCGCTGCCGGATGAAACGGTGACGGTCGCGCTCAACGTCTTTCGCCTTCCACTCATCAAGATCGAAGAGTCCGACCAGGAGCTGGAGGTAGACGACCAGCACGAGGCGGGCCTACTCCTTTGGGTCAAGTCCCGGGCGTACAACAAGCAGGACGCCGAGACATTCAACAAGACCAAGGCGATCGAGTTTGAGGCCCAGTTCCGCCAGTATTGCGCTGCTGCCAAGACAGAGCAGGAGCGTCGCAGGCACCCAGCGGGCAACGTGGTGTACGGAGGTCTGTAGTGAACGAACTCAACCGCCGCGTGACGAACCTGCTGATCAGTCTCGACCAGACGCTGTTCTGCTGCCTCACCTTCGGTGATTCCAACCCAGACGAAACACCCAGCGCTTACGCCTGGCGTGCCGAGGGTCTGGGCAAGTGGCAAGGCCGCACATTCCGCCCGCTGATCGACTGGATTTTCTTGCGCCTGTTTGGCCAGAAAGACCATTGCTACAAAGCATGGTTGAGCGAAAACAAATCTGAAATCTGGAACGGACTGAACCATGAATGAACAAATGTTTTTCAATGTCGGCTTTGGGCTTTTCATGGTGTTGTTGGGGTGGTTTATGAACAGCTTGAAAGACACCATGCGCGGACTACAACACTCTGACGAAGTTCTGGCAACTAAGGTGCAAGCTATCGAACTGCTTGTTGCCGGGAGCTACGTGCGCAAGGACGAGATGGCCAGCCATATGACAGCTTTGTTTAACAAGCTCGACAAGATCGATGCCAAGCTGGACGCCAAGGCTGACAAGTCAAC